CTGCTGCTGTTGATGTTACACCATCTAATATATTTAATTCTGCTGTTGTTGATGTTACTCCATCTAATATATTTAATTCAGCCGCTGTTGATGTTACACCATCTAATATATTAAGCTCTGCTGCTGTTGATGTTACACCATCTAATATATTTAATTCTGCTGTTGTTGATGTTACTCCATCTAATATATTTAATTCAGCTGCTGTTGATGTTACTGTTGTACTAGCTATTGATAAAGCATCTGTTTCTAAAGTTCCATCTACATCTACGTTTCCTGAAATATCTAGTGATCCTGCAATAAGTTGATCAACCTGTAAATCTTCATGGCTTGAACCTAGTTTTAATTCAAACTTAGGACCTGTTGTATTATAGGTAAACGTAGCATCATCACCGCTACCACCCTCTATCGTAATACCTGCACCATTAACAACTGCACCTGTGCTATTACCACTATCTAATACAATATTGTGGTCATTTAGATTTACAGTTGTTGAGTTTACAGTAGTTGTTGTTCCCGATACAGTTAAGTTACCTTCTAGTGTTACATTAGCACCACTAAATGTCATAGCAGTTGTAGTACCTGATTTTATAAGAAGTTCTCCACTATTATTTGTGGCACTACCAAAAGTTGTTCCTGCATCTTTAAAAAATATATCTCCACCATCTGCATCAAGAACAATGTCCGTAGTTGCATCAAGTGTAATAGTAGAACCAGAATCTATTTCTGCAATAACTGGTGTTGTTAATGTTTTATTTGTTAAAGTCTGTGTAGCTACAAGAGATACTAAAGTTGAATCAGCACCATCTGGTAATAACATAACATTTGTAACACCTGCAGAATGTGGCTGTGCCTTTATTTGTTGGCCATGTGAATTAGATTCACAATTAAATTGTATAGCACCTGAATTTGTATTACCTCTAACAGTTACATGCCCTGTACCATTAGGGGCTAATTCTAAATCTGCATTTGATGTAGTAACAATATCGTTACCATTCATATCAAGATTGCCACCTAATTGAGGTGTGCTATCATCTGCAACATTTGATAATGCAGAAGATGTAGCAAGCCCTGAAACTATTGATGATCTTGCAATTTTTTTAAGTCCACCACCTGAAGTATCTACTGCTAAAAATACATCATCATCAGCAACTGTAGATATTTCTGATAGTGAACCTACTGCTACTGAATTAAAGTTTGTACCATCTGCAATTAATAAATTACCTGCAGTGTTTGTACCCATGGTAATGTCATCACCAGATACTGTAAGATCTCCTGATATTGTTAAATTTCTAAAACCTGTTAAATCTTTATTAGAATCTACAATAACTGCTTTTGAGGCAGACACTGTTCCTGCTGTAATTCCATCAACTAAATTTAATTCCGCTGCTGTAGATGTAACACCATCTAAAATATTTAATTCAGCTGCTGTAGATGTAACACCATCTAAAATATTTAATTCAGCTGCTGTTGATGTAACACCATCTAAAATATTAAGTTCCGCCGCTGTAGATGTAACACCATCTAAAATATTAAGTTCAGCTGCTGTTGATGTAATTGCTGTACCATTTATAGCTAGTTTACTTGTTACAACATTGAAAGTACCGTTGTCTTCAATTCTTGCAACTTCTGTTCCATCTCTTTGTTGAAATATTAAATCTTTAGCATCAACAATTGGCTTAATAATTACATCACTAGATGAATTAGATATTCTTAAAATTTCTGTGCCACCATCTAAAAAATTAAAATCACCACCATCAGCATCAAATTTAATATCTCCTGGTGCATCTAAAGTTACATCTGTTGATCCGTTTAATACAAAATCAATGACAGTTGTGCCACCATCTTTTAAAGTTATATTAGCTCCATCTGCATCTAAAACTATGTCTCCTGATGAGTCTAAAGTAATGTCTGTGCCATCATTTGTAATTGTATCAAGAGCTATTGATCCAACGTTTGTAATATTAGCATCACTGAAATCAAGACTTCCTGTAACATCGAAGTCTCCACCAACAGACAAGTTTCCAGCAACTGTTGCGTTAGCACCACTAAAAGTTACAGCAGTAGTTGTACCTGATTTAATTATTAAATTTCCTGATGTGTTTGTAGCACTACCAAATGTTGTGCCACCATCTTTAAAAAATATATCTCCACCATCAGCGTCTAAAATAATATCTGATGGCCCATCTACAGTTATATCACCGCTAGACGTTGCAAGTGTAACTGCGGCATCACCTGTAGAAATATCGTCAGCAGCAACAGAAGTTGAAAATCCTGTATCAACAATGTTTGTTCCATCTGAAAATAATAATCTAGCTGCTTTATCAGTTGTACCAAAAGTTATACCTGTTCCTGATGCAGTTTTAAATTGTACAGTGTAGGCACCACTTGTACCATTTACCACAATGTAAACTTTTTCAATTGAGTCTGGAACAGTTACAATTTGATTACCTGTAATAGTTCCTGTTAGTTTTATAACTGCGTGTCTTGCAACAGATGTTGACTCAGTAGTATCACCGTCTGTAATTGATAAAGCTGTTGTTGCTGCACCGCCAGCAATAGATTTTTCTACATAACCAGCGATTGCTTTTTCTACAATTTGTAAGTTGGTATTAGTTTTATCCCCCCATGTACCGGCATTTTCGCCGGTTGCCATTAGTTCAATACCTAGATCTGAATAACTTGATGCCATAATTTAATTCCTTAAGGTGTTGGTGAGTTAACAGGGATTCTGACTGTTCCATCTGTATAGTCATCTCTTCGTCTTCTACCTATTTGTTCTCCTCCAAATTTTTGTACTTCTTGTTGATACTTTTGTTCGTATAATTGCAGCATGTCAGCTGGACCTTTTAGAAACCCATAAGTTTCTGCTAGGCAACAATATAGCAGACCATTTGGAAAATTTAAACTAATATAATTAGTATCATTGTCTTCCAATAAAGCTGGAGCTGCGTTGTAATGTATTTTGTAAGCAAATGTTGCACTTGGTGTTGGTGACACAATTATAGATCCAGAGTTTGATGAACTCTCTCCAGTTGCTCCTGTGTCTAACATAGCGTAATATTTTGGTGTCCCAGTAGATGTAGTTGCTGAAATATATTCTTCTAAAAATGTTAAATCTCTTTTTTCTAAGTATGTATTAGCACCAGTATATGTAGATCCAGTTGCAGTGTAAACCTGCACTGCTCTAATAAATACGGCTCCAGCTGGTACAGTCACAGTTCCTGTTCCAGATGTAAAATTACCTGTAGATGTTTTTCTATCTGCATCAATAGGCACATCTCTAAAAATTCTGTATTGTGCATTTAAAATAATATTTTCTAATACACTATCTGATAACACAGTAGAACTAACTTCTGTGTAACTTCTTATTTGTGTTTTTAATCCTGATGCACTTAATCCTGCCATATTACGCTGTCAATGTTGCTGGACCAGCCGAACAACTATTGCCTCCTCCTGATATACCACCTGTTGTAGCAGTGTTTGTGTCTACAGTAAAGTGATAGAAATCTGTTGTGTTTGCAATATTACCACTTGAATCTCTTTTACCAACCGTAATAGAATATCCTGCAGCTTTTGCTAAATTAGTTCCTGTAACACCATCAAAACCAACTGGATTTTGAAAAGCATCTGGATCTGATGTTGTATAAATAGGTCCTCTAAATCTTACAGTATCACCTGTAGATCTACCATGAGATTTTTCAAACACATTTATAATACCTGATGATGCTGCAATCGTTTGAAAAGGATTTGGTCCTAAAGGTCTTGCAACTTCATTTTCAGTTCTAGCAGGTCTTGCATCATATAAACTCTGTGCATCTCCTGATCTTGATCTTAATTCTAATTGAGGATGTTTAGCTTCAAATTCAGATTGATGCACTAAATGACCATTCCATTCTTTGACCATTTCTCTGTATGGAAACTCCATTCCTGATCTGTCTGATATTGCTTTTGCGTATTTTCCTCTTGCTTGTGCCATTAAGTTCCTGGGTAATAAGTTTTAGGGGTTATGTATGTACTAGAAGAAGAACCATCTTCAGCTAACGCTCTTGCTAATTCATCTTCATAATATAATTTTAATTGTTGTGATGCTTGTGGATTAAACTTTTGTGATAAATAAAAAGCTAATCCTGAAACCATACAAGGTACAAATCTATATGGTACATCTGTTGCATCTGTATAAGTAGAGTCTGCATCTTGTATTCTTTTTACATAATAAATATGCATATCCTTAGATGCAGCTGTTGAGTCTGGTGTCGGGTAAACTGTAACTGTAGTTTTATCAATTAATCTTTGAACAAAATATTGTGATGG